CAAGCTTATACCGTTGTTTATTACGCAATGCTTAGAATGAAAGATTCAGGAGACTATACTAATAATAATGAAATACCTTTTTCTTTTTTACCATGTTTAACAGCAGGTCTAGCTTATTATTTAGCTTTAAAATATGCTCCAGAAAAAACACAAATATTAAAACTAGTTTATGAAGAAGAGTTTAAAAGAGCTGCTGATACAAATAGAGGAAATGTAAGTTCTCATTTTGTGCCTTACATTGGGATAACAGGAGGAACTTATTAATGGGGAGATATTCTTCAGGTAAGTTTGCTTTACGTATTTCTGATAGAGATGGAATGGCTTATCCTTATAATGAAATGGTACAAGAATGGACAGGTGCTTGGGTACATCGATCAGAGTTTGAACCTAAATCACCTTTATTAAATCCGACCAATCATCCAACTGATGCTCAATCTTTACAGCATGCAAAACCTCAAATAGTTAGTGTAACAATACCCCTTGGAGGTATTTACATAAATGATGATCCTACTTCAACAAGTATGAGTCAAGGAGGATCTAATGGTGTTTCTCCTGCAATAGGGGCTAATGGTTTTCAAACTGTTTTACAAACAATACAACAGTTTAATCCTATACCTGCACCAGGGGCTATGGAAACGGTTCAAGTTAGAACCATGCAACCTCTAAATGGTAGTTCACAAGCTAATCAAGATACTATAATAAACACACAATTAGGGACAGCAACGGTGGTAATATCATGACGACATATGCAGAATTGGTAGATCAAATAAGAAGTTACACAGAAACATCTAGTGATGTTTTAACCACAACTATAATTAATGATTTAATTAATCAAGCAGAGCTTCGTATTTTTAGAGAAGTAGATCTTGATGTATTTAGAGCATATCAATTTACAACATTAACACAAGGCAATGAATTTGTTACGCTGCCTGGAGCTACTCCAAGTACTATGTCATTTGTTAGAACAGCATCTATTTATCCAACTGTAGGAACAGACGCTAACGTAAGAACATATTTACTACAAAAAGATATTAGTTATATGACTGAATACTGGCCTAATAGAACCACACAATCAAAACCAAAATATTATGCTATGTGGGATCAAAACACAATATACCTTGCTCCAACTCCAGATACAGCATATAAGATAGAGTTAGCTTTAAATCGTAATGAAACAGGTCTTTCTACCACTAATACCACAACATGGGTTAGTCAGAATGCGCCACAAGTTTTGTTGTATGGTTGTTTAGTTGAGGCTTTTAAATACCTCAAAGGACCCTATGACTTGCTTGCTCAATATGATAAAAGTTATCAACAAGCTGTAGAACGCTTGCAAATAGAACAACAAGGTAGACGAAGAAGGGACGAATATCAAGATGGTGTTATTCGAGTTCCTTTGCAGTCACAACAACCATAGGAGATAAAAGATGGCTATATCACAAGCAGTGTGCAACTCTTTTAAAGCAGAGCTTTTAGAAGGGAAACATGATTTTGCGAATGGTGGACATACTTTTAAAATTGCGTTGTTTACATCAAGCGCAACTTTAGGAGCAACAACTACCGACTATTCGACAACAAACGAAATAACAAATACATCTGGTTCGGCTTATACAGCAGGCGGTGAGACTTTAACTGGTCAATCGGTTACAGGTGGTTCAGGAGCATCAACAGCTTATGTTGATTTCTCAAATGATCCTCAATGGACTTCTGCTAGCTTTACAGCAAACGGAGCGATGATCTATAACACTACAACAGATGGTGGAACTGGAACAACGGACGCAGTATGTATTTTAGCTTTTGGTTCTGATTTTACAGCAACTAACGGCACGTTTACAATTCAGTTTCCAGCACCAGGTACGAGCACAGCTATACTGAGATTATCGTAAGGATTTAACATGGCATTGATTATCAATGATCGTGTTAAGGAAACCACGACAACAACAGGTACGGGGACCGTGGATCTTGCAGGAGCAAGCACAGGCTTTCAAACTTTTGTCGCTGGTATCGGTACAACTAATACAACGTATTATTGCATTACGATGCAATCAGGTAGCACGGAATATGAAATAGGAATAGGCACTGTTACAGATGCAGCTACTGATACATTATCAAGAGACACTGTTTTAGAGAGTACAAATAGTGATAATTTAGTAAATTTTTCTGCAGGTGCAAAAGATGTATTTTGTACATATCCAGCAAAGAGGGCGCCATCCCCTGTCATGGATCCTACAGCATATGTAACAACACATAATTCTACTATCAGTGATACACAAACAATGGACTCTGGCGTTTTAGCTGGACCTGTATCTATTACAGGGACATTGTCCGTAACAGGGAATTTATTTATTTTATGAGCACGCTTGAAGTAAATAAAATTATACCACAAGGATCAGGTACTGCTCTTCAAATTGGAGAGAACGGTGACACCATAACGTTGCCAGCAGGTACGGTAATAACATTACCTAACGGATCAATTACAAACGACGAACTAGCAGGTTCTATTGCTAATGCAAAATTAGCAAACTCAACAATTACAATTAACGGATCATCTGTTTCTTTAGGTGGCTCAACTACCGTAGGAGCAGTTTTAACATTTCCAACAATTAGTTCTATAAATCCTAGTGTTATACAAAACACACAAACAGCAGTTACCATAACAGGAACTAATTATATTTCTGTTCCTTTCGTCGATGCAATTAATTCTTCAACAGGAGCTATTGTATCAGCAGACTCAGTATCGTTTACAAGTGCAACAACTATTGTAGCAACATTTACTTTACCTGTAGATGGCACCTATTTTCTTCGTGTAGAGAACAATGACGGACTAGCCGTACGATCAGGTTCAGCATTACTAACAGTATCAGATGCACCAGCTTGGCAAACAGCGGCGGGTAGTCTTGGTAGTTTTGCTGCAGGGTCATCTGTTGGAACGATTACCATTACAGCGACAGATGCAACGTCTTTTGCTGTAACATCTGGGGCTTTGCCTGGAGGTCTTACGTTGAATAGCGCAGCAACTAATGCTACAATAACAGGAACAGAGTCAGGAGCAACAAGTGCTACGACGTATAACTTTACGGTGACGGCGACAGATGCAGAAGGCCAAACGGCAGATAGAGCATTTAGTATAGCAATAACTGTAGGACAAATAAATAGTATGAGGTTTGATCCGTAATGGGAACGTATTTAAATAGAACACCAAGTAGTGCAGGCAACAGAGGAATTTGGACTGTATCATGTTGGATAAAAAAATCTAATCCAACTCACAGAACAGTATTATTTGGAACACCAGGTTCTGATAATAATTCCACAATGCAATTTATTTTGCATCAAGATAGTGGTGTTAGGTTTGGAGTAAATTCCTTTAATGTATTTACAACTACAAACACTTTTTTAATGCGTGATCCTTCTTCTTGGTATCATCTTGTATTGTCTATAAATACCTCTGAGGGTTCTTCTGATAACAGAACAAAATTTTATATTAATGGTGAAAGATTTACTAATTTTGATGGAAATAATTTAAATAGCATTACTAATGGTTTTCAATATGGTTGGAATAATACTATAGCTCATACTATAGGAGCAGAACCTACACCTGCAGATTATATGGATGGATACATAACTAATTTTGTTAATATTGATGGCCAAGCACTAGGTCCTTCTTCTTTTGGGGAAACAGATTCTACTACAGGTGAATGGAAACCCAAAGCAGATTTATCAGGTCTTACTTTTGGTACTAATGGTTTTTGGCAAAAATATGAAAGTGCAGGAAACTTAGGACTTGATTCTTCAGGAAACTCAAACACATATACAGTTAACAATGCAGGAACAGGTGCTCAAGCTGTAGACACAGCTAGTAATAATTTTTGTACTTTAAGTCCGTTATCTCAGGGTGCTGATTCCACACTTACAAAAGGAAATCTTGAAATTGCTTATGGTAATAGTACAAGAACTTGTTCTACTGCAAATATGGGAGTTTCTTCTGGAAAATGGTATTGGGAATTTAAAACAACAGCCATAAGCGCTTCGCCTAATCCAGTTATGGTAGGTATAGGAGAATTACCTTATGGTCCAGATTTAGGAACTTATTTAGGTCAAAATGCTTCGGGGTGGGGATATGCTGGAGAAGATGGTACGGTGTATAACTCAGGAAGCGGTTCTGCATATGGAGATACTTACACAACAGGCGATATAATAGGTGTAGCTTTTGATGCTGACAATGGTAACTTATATTTTTATAAAAATGGAACTATACAAAACTCAGGAACTGCGGCGGCTACAGGTTTAACATCTTCAAGCACAGGTTTTTATTATCCAGCTGTAGGAAAATCTTCTGGTGTGCGAACTTTTACAGCTCAGGCTAACTTTGGTAATCCACCATTTACCATAGCGTCAGGTAATGCAGATGCTAACGGTTTTGGAAATTTTGAATACGCTGTACCATCAGGGTACTACGCATTATGTACAAAGAATATAAATAGTTACGGATAATATTATGGCTTATACAACAATAAACGACCCTTCAGCATATTTTCAGACATTACTTTATACTGGTGGTTCAAGCTCTTATACAAACGATGGTAATTCTGATTTACAACCAGATTGGGTTTGGATTAAAGCTAGAAATAATGCATATGAACATAAATTATGGGATTCTAGTAGAGGGACAACAAAATTATTAGTATCTAATAGTACAGCAGCAGAAGCAACTCAATCTGGTCTTACAGCATTTAATAGTGATGGATTTAGTTTAGGGGGAGATGGTGGTTCAAATGACGCTAGTACTAACTTTGTAGCATGGCAATGGAAAGGCAACGGTGGTACGACAACATCTAATAGTGACGGATCTATAACTTCAACTGTCCAAGCAAACACCACTGCTGGATTTAGTATTGTTACATGGACTGGTACTGGATCAAATGGAACTGTTGGGCATGGTTTAGGTAAAGCTCCTGATTGTATTTTTTTTAAAAATTATACAGCGGCTGAAAACTGGGTTACTTATCATTCTGTTTTAGGTAATAGTGGAGGTCTGTATTTAAATTTAGATAATTCTTTTAATACCGCAAGTTCTTGGTATTCAGACACCTCTCCTACATCTGATTATTTTTATGTGGGAACAAACACTAAAACAAATGGTGGCACGATGGTTGCGTATTGTTTTGCTGATACAAAAGGTTATAGTAAATTTGGTAGCTATACAGGTAATGGTAATGCAGATGGAACATTTGTATATACTGGTTTTAAGCCCGCTTATATAATGGTAAAAAGAACTGATAGTACAGGCGGATGGAACATTCAAGACTTAAAAAGAAGTCCGTTTAATGTTCAAGATAATTTTATACAAGCTGATGATGCAGATCCAGAAGCAGTTGTTGGAACTGGAGGACTATGGGATTCTTTATCAAATGGATTTAAATTAAGACAAAATCTAACTACTACAAACGCTTCTGGTGGCACATTCATCTACATGGCCTTCGCACAAAATCCTCTAGTAGCAACAAACGACGTAATAGCATTGGCAAGATAACATGGTATCAACACTTAAAGTAAACACAATCAAGAAACAGTCAGGTTCTTCAATTACACTTGGAGAGTCAGGTGATTCTATTGTTAATAATGCTTTAAATGTTACACCTCAAGGTACGCAAGCTAACCCTGTAACATTTACTGTTACTGTTGCAGCAAAGACTTCAGCTAATGTATACAACGGTGCAGGTAGTTCTAACGCTTATTTTATAAACGGAACAGAAGCTCCCAGTTTTTTTATTGAAGGCAACGTTGTTCCTTCTTATGAATACTATTACAAATTTGATCAATCAGATGCTTCTAACTCAGGACATCCATTATTATTTTATTTAGATGATGGAAAAACTCAAATTTATAGTACTAACGTTACTACTAACGGAACACCAGGGCAGGCGGGAGCATACACACAAATAAAAGTTGGAGGGATAGCTCCAAATATTTTATATTATCAATGTTCTTCACATTCTTACATGGGAAATAGAATTTATAATCCTGGAGCAAGAACATTAAACACAGGAGGAGCAGGTTTATATCTTCCAACAGGCACAGGAAATCCAGGTCAGTTTATTGGATACGGGAGTGTATCAAATGGTATTAATGAACTTGCTTGGGGAACTGTTACGTCAGAAACTAAACCTACTATTACAGGTATTAGCCCTAATGTAGCGGAAAACACACAAACACAAATTACGATAACAGGAACTAATTTTGTTAATACACCTTACGTGGATGCAATAAATTCTACAGGGGCTATTACATCAGCAGACTCTGTTTCTTTTACAAGTGCAACAACATTGGTAACAAACTTTACGTTGCCTGTTGATGGCACGTATTTTATACGAATAGAAAATCCCGACGGTAACGCGGTCCGTAGTTCTACAGCCTTGCTTACCGTATCCGATGCTCCTGCATGGCAGACACCAGCAGGATCTTTAGGAACCGTGGATGCTGGAGGAACTATTAATTTTACCGTTAGTGCAACTGACGCTACAGCATATGCTGTGCAGTCAGGGTCGTTGCCAGGAGGTGCTAGTTTAAATACAAGCACGGGTGCTATTACAGGTACCGAGTCTGGAGCAACGCAAGATACAACATATAACTTTACCATTAGAGCAACGGACGCAGAGGGACAAACAGCAGATAGAGCCTTTTCAATTGCAGTTACAGTTGGTATAAGTAACGGTATGAGGTTTGATCCGTAATGGCAACATATTTAGCAAAAACATTTGGTAGTGCAGGTAATCAAAGAACTTGGACATGGAGCGGTTGGGTTAAATTTACTGGTGGTGGTGCTGATGAAACTATTTTTTCTGGTGGAATAGGATTAGGGGCTAGTGGAAACAGAGTAGTATTTCAAACTTTAAGTGGAGAAGCGGAAAAAGTAATGGCTTTTTCTGGAAACACTTCTGAGTTTGCTTTTAAAACCAGTGCAAGTTTGAGAGATAAATCAGCTTGGTATCATTTTGTTTTGGCTATGGATACCACGCAAGCAACAGCTTCTAATCGTTTTAAAATGTATATAAATGGTTCTCAAGTAACTGACACAGCACAACTTACTTACCCTGCTCAAAACCTTGAACTAGGTATGAATAATAATGAACAACAATATATAGGTCTTAAAACTAGTGACAATAATAACGCTTTTAATGGATACATGGCTGATGTTTATTTTATTGATGGCACTCAATTAACGGCAGCTTCTTTTGGAGAAACAGATTCTACAACAGGTATATGGAAACCAAAAACGTATTCAGGCTCTTACGGCACCAATGGATATAGATTAGAATTTAAAAATTCTGGAGCACTAGGAACAGATACCAGTGGTAACAGCAATACATGGACGGTAAATAACGCAGGTACTGGTGCTCAAGTAGTAGACACTCCTAGTAATAATTTTTGTACCTTTAATCCTTTAGACAGTGATACAGTTGCAGGTGCGGCAAGTTTCTCAGAGGGAAATCTTGTTATTAATGCTAATAGTAATGCAAATTCTGGTTGTGCTAGCACAATAGCTGTAAGCAATGGTAAATGGTATATAGAGGGAAAATGTTTATCTGGCACTTTTGAAATAGGTATGTTTGGATATGGAGACGGATTTTCTTTTAATCTTGCAAATCACCCCCCATATGGTGATAATGGTTATCCATTTGCATATGAATATGACGGTAACCTTAGAGTTAATAATTTAAATGTTCAAACTGGTTTAGCAACATTTACAACAAATGATATATTAGCTATTGCTCTTGACATGGATAATAACACAATTAAATTTTTCAAAAATAATACTCAAGTAGGAACCACAATAACAGATAGTAATTTATCTACTTTTGCACCTTATACTTTCTATATAGCAAATCATACTGGCAGTAATACTAATATGTTTAGTTTAAATACAGGCAATCCAGCTTACACAATATCAAGCGGTAATTCAGACGCTAACGGATATGGAAACTTTGAATACGCAGTACCATCAGGGTACTACGCACTTTGCACAGCAAACTTAAACACATACGGATAAAATATGGCATATACAACAATAACAGATCCATCAGCATATTTTCAAACAGCTTTATATACAGGTAATGGAACAAGTACAAATGCTATAACAAATGATGGTAATTCTGATTTACAACCAGATTGGTTGTGGCTTAAAGCAAGAAGTATTATTGCAGACCATATTATTTTTGATTCTACTAGAGGAACAAATAAAAGATTAAGCACTAATACAACTGGTGTGGAAGATACACAGGCATACTATTCTTCTTTTGATACTGATGGTTTCACGCTTGGGGATAGTAATGCCAATGTAAATCAAAACGGTACAACATATGTAAACTGGCAATGGAAAGCTAATGGTGGCACTACAGCAAGTAATACAGACGGAACTATTACCTCTACGGTGCAGGCTAACACCACTGCGGGATTTAGTATAGTCCAATATGTTGGTAATGGTTCTAGTGGTGCTACCTTTGGGCATGGTTTGGGTGTAGCTCCAGAAGTAGTTATACTTAAAAAT